CAGTAATACTAGCATAAGTATATTACTAAGAGAGGGGAACAATCCCCTCTCTAATATAGGAAAAAATTATGGCAATAGCTGGAGCAATTAAGGTAGGAAAAAAAATAGTTGGCAAAGCTATTAGTGCTGCCAAAAAGAAAAAAAAAGATTTAGAAAAAACAAAAGTTGGTAAAAAAGTTAAAGAAACTGTTTCTAAAGTAGCTGATTCAAAAACTAGTAAAAAAGCTATTAGTGCAGCAAAACAAACTGCTGGAACTGCTGCTGGAATAGGTGGTGGTATATTAGCTGGTGCAACTGCTGGTGGAGCTGCTGCTGGAGGTATAGCTGCATCACAAGCTGGTAAAGTAGTTAGACCAGCAATAGATAAAGTTAGATCAGCAATGGGAAAAAAACCTAGATTTAATAAAAAAGGTGAAGAATTTGGAAATGCAATGAAAGACACTATGACAGGTGGAATTGTTGGTGGAGCTGCTGCGGCAGTTGGTACATTAGGATTAGCAGCTTCTGTAGCTGCAAGTGCAATGACTCCTGATAAATTATATAAACAATCTAAATTACCTGATGGTAGATTTTCTACTGCATTTTCTGATGGAGGTAAAAATTCTGTATTTTCAAATACACAACTATCTTCTAAACAAGTAGATGAAGTAAAAGCAAGATTAGCAATGTTAGAAGCTATTGTTACTAGCAATAATCCAAGTGGTCAAAGAAAAGAATTTTTAAATACTGTTGTAGAATTAGCAACTAAATATGGAGTTACAAATATAACTGGTAAAAATCTTTCTATTCAAATTCCTACAGCTAATGTATTGGTACAAAAAAAAGGACAGTACCAAAAACCAGCTTCTTAATGTATGGCAGTAACCAAAGTAGATATAGCTTCAAGAGCATTAGTAATGATAGGAGCAAATCCTATTTCATCATTTACTGATGATACTACAGAAGCTCTTGTAACTAATACAATATATGAAGAAGTAGTTGAATCTACATTAACTAGACATAATTGGAGATTTGCAACAGGACAACAACAGTTATCTTTGTTAGCAGATGCACCTACTGGTAGATTTGAATACGCTTATCAAATACCTTCTAATCCTGAATGTTTAAAAATATTATCAGTAACTTCTAATGATGCGTTATTACGATATCATAGATACGAAGATAAAATATATTTAGATGGTTTTGGATCATCAACTACAGTTATTATGGATTATGTATTTAGACAAAGCGAAGATCAGTTTCCCCCACACTTTAGATTAGCAGTAGAATATAAACTAGCTAGTATCTTTGGTGGATCAGTAGCAAGAGATGCAGCACTTGTTCGAGAGTTTGATCAATTAAGTGAAAGACAATTATTAATTGCAAAAAATACTGACTCCTCAGAAACTACAACTAAAACACTTTCTACTGATAGATTTATAACAGAAAGAAGAAGCAGTCGTAGTGGACTTGTAGTCAGTTAATGCCTAGAAAAATTAGACAAGTATATACAAACTTTTCTTCAGGAGAAATTAACAATCTCCTTAATGCAAGAACTGATGCTAAAGCATATTTTGAAGGTGGTAAACAAGTACGCAACTGGTATTTATTAGATGAAGGTGGAGTAATGCGTAGACCAGCTACTGAGTATATGGCTACAATGCCTGCCGAATGTAGAATAATGCCATTTATATTTTCTAATGATGAAGTAGCTATATTTGTATTATCTAATAATAGATTAGATGTTTACAATTCTAGTGGAGCAGTAATACAATCTAATATTACTTCTAATTGTAATTGGACTACTGCACAGTTATTTGAATTAAATTTTGCACAGTTTGGTGATACAGTTTTTTTATGTCATAGAGAAAATCCTATAAGAAAAATTACAAGAGCTTCTGCTAGTTCTTTTAGTGTAGCAGCTTATGCTTTTGAAGAAGATGATACTGTAACTGTAAATGGTATAAATAAAACTACACAACCATTTTACAAATATGCTGATAGCACAATAACAATAACACCTGGCGCAACTACTGGAAACAGCGTTACATTAACTGCTAGTGCAGATTCTTTTGTATCAGGACATAATGGAACATATTTAAAAATTGGTGGTAAACAAGTTAAGATTGTAGGTTTTACAAATGCAACTACAGTTACTGCTACTATACTAGAAGCATTACCTAATACAGATGCTAATGCAGATTGGTCAGAACAATTAATATCTGCTGTAAATGGATTTCCACAAGCTGTATCTTTTCACGATAATAGATTATGGTTTGCTGGTGTAAGAGATAATCCAGCAGCAGTTATAGCTAGTCAAATTGGAGGATATTTTAATTTTGATTTAGGTACTGGTTTAGCTAATGAAGCTATTAATGTTGCTATTGCAAGTGATACAGTAAACGAAATTAGACATATGATTTCATCTCGTAACTTACAAATATTTACTGATAGTGGAGAATACTATGTACCAGTATCATCACAGTCTGCTGCTATTACTCCTAGTAGTATAGCTTTTTTAAGACAAACACCTTATGGAATTAATAGAGCAGCACCAATACCTTTTGATGGAGCTTCTATGTTTAGTCAAAAGAATGGTAAGTCAGTAAGGGAATATGTATTTTCAGATGTTGAACAAGCATATAGATCTACAAGTGTATCTGTATTAGCTTCTCATTTAATTGATTCTCCTAAACAATTATCTATGATGACAGGTAATGAAACTAAACCAGAACAGTTTGCTTTTTTTTTAAATAGTGGAACTAATGAAGATGGTAAACTTGCAGTTTTTCATTCTATTCGTGATGAAAAAATTGCTGGTTGGACTATGTGGGAAACACAAACTGGAGATAAGTTTCATAGTATAACTGCATTAAATGATAAATTATTTGTAATAGTTAAAAGAGTTGTACCTAGTGGTACTAAATATTTATTAGAAAGATTTGCTAATGATGATTCTATTACTCTTGATTGTTCTACTACTACAACAGTATTTCAAAAAGGAACACCATTAGTTAAAGGAGCAAGTCAAGCTACTGATCAAAACACTTTAGTTGTTGATGGTTTTAGCACTGCTCCACAAATACAAGAAACATTTACAATAGCTGGAAATGCAGCAGAATATACTATTACTGCTGTATCTGCTGGATCTTCTCAACACACATTAACATTAGATAAAAACCTTGCAGCTGTACCAGCCGATGATGCAGTTATTACATTAGTAGATGGATTTTTACATACAGTAAATGCTATTTACGAAAACACTGATACAGTATTTGCAGTATTTGGTAATGGATCATTAGGTGAATTTACAGTAGATTCTAATAGTAGAATAACATTAACATCTGCACCATTTCCTACTGGAGTAAGAGTTGGATTTAATTATACACCTATATTAGAAACAATGTCTATAGATAAAGAAATAGATACCGGCCCACTTACAGGTCAACCAAGACGAGTTAATAAAGCTATTGTAGATATATCTGGTGGTTTAGATATAACAATGAAAGCTCAAGATTTAAATTCTAAAGAGTTAGTAATACAACAAGCTGGGTTTACTTCTGGCACAGATATAACTGCAGTTACAGCAAAAAAAGAATTTAATTTTTTAGGTTACAGTAAAAGTCCTACAATTACTATTAGCCAAAACGATCCATTACCATTAAAGGTATTAGGAATAGCTATGGAGATACAGTTCGCATGAGTGGTGTAGAAGCAGCAACATTATTTGCAATAAGTACAGGAGTACAAACTGCTGGTCAAATATCTAGTATACAAGCACAAAGAGCTGCATTAGCTAGAGAAAATTATAGAATAGCAGCAGAATCTAGATTAGCAGCATTAAGAGCTTTAGAAGCAGAAAATCAAAGAAGAGCAGATGCAGAAGCAGAGTTAGGACAAAACTTAGCTTTCCAATCTATTACAGGATATTCTGATGATAGTATGAGTTTTTTAAATATTAATAATCAAGTTAAAAAAAATAGAGATAAAGATTTAGCTGATATTCGTTTAATGGGTAAAGTAGTAAATCAAAAATACGGTCAAATGATTTTTGAAAATAGAATGAAAGAAAAAGATTTAGTGTTTGGTGGTTATGCAAGTATTATAGCAGAGCTAACAAGTGGTATGGCTACATATAAATATATGCAAGGTAACAAGCAACCTGAAATAAATTTAAAATATCAATACAATAGTACAGGGCGGAAAAATTATCCGTATGGATTATAATGGCATTAACAACTGGTAAAAAACAAACACAAGTTACACCTAGTTCTATAGCTAGTAGAATGGGTGTAGTTCCAACATATAGTGGTGATTGGTTAGCTACAGCATCAGAAAGTATTGGTAATGCTTTAGATGTGCAAACTAAAAGAGTTGCTACTATGGAAGAAGAAAAATGGAAAGCACAATTTAGTATTGATAGTTATAAAGCAATTAATGATTTTGCTATGGATAATAGAGTTAATCCAAATGGGTTTACTAAAAATGTAGATTCTTATGTTTCAACATTAGTTAATCAAGTGCCTGAAAGATATAAAGGTTGGGCTAAACAATATGTTGGTATGATGGCTGCTAGAGAAGGTCAACAAATAATTAATAGACATTATAATAAACAACAAACTGATTTAATAAAATTAAATGATGATGATACAAGTGTTTGGTTAAGTAACACTATAAGACATTTAGAAAATATAGATTATAAAGATTATGATAATGAAATGTTATCTTCTGTATTAGCAGAGTTTACAGAAAAATCTGTAGCATATGAAAATATGTATAATGCATTAGATCCACAATATGCTGGAGCATTACCTCACCCTTCTGTTTGGAAAAGACAAAAACAAATTGCACTTGAAGGAGCAAGATTAAATTCTAAAAATAGATCATTATTAGAATCTGCACAAGTATTAGATCAAGAATTTATTTTACAAAAAGATTTAAATGGAGATGGAGAAATATTTGAGCCAATAGGTAAAGCAGATGAAAAAACAAATGTAGAATTTACATTAGGTGTAATTAAAAAAAATATGAAAGAATATTTAGAAAATCCTGATGTAGATAATTTAGATGGATTTAGCACATTGTTAAATACAACAGATGATGAAAGAATATCAATTCAACAAAATGCTTTAACGTATGTAGATAATATACATACACAAATGACAACAGAACAATTAAAAATTAAAAATGCAATAACACAAGAATATAATACACAAATTAATAAATTTTTAGATAGTGCAATGAAACCTTATACTGCGTTTGATGAAGCAACATTAACAAAAAATTTAAATGCTTTAAATGCAACAGTTGAAGATAGAGAAGCAATAACTAATGCAAATAAAAAAAGTATTATTATTGGTGGTATGAGTAAAATATTATTTGATGCTAAAGGAGATACTGATTCTATTATTTATAAAAATGTAGATTTAAAACTAGGTAAATATAATAGAACATGGAATGGTACTATAGGTAGAATAGAAGAATTATTATTAGCCGAAGGAATACCTCGTAATGAAATAGATAGAAAAGAAATTAAAAATTTAATTATTGAACAACATGTTTATGATATGACTGGACAAACATCTAACACATTATCATTAGAATATAATTTTAAAATGATGAATAATGAATTAGTTGCAGATGAATCTAGTGGTCATTTTTTTCAATTAAAACAATATGCTATGAATATGGGTGTAGTTCCTCCTGTATTAACAGAATATATATCTAGCAATTTACATAATCCTTTAAATTTAGATGTAGAAGGTAATAGAGATACTTTAATAGAAATAGCTGGTATGCTCAATTCTTTACAAGAAATACCTTCAGTTAAAGGAATGGGTATAGAAGGTGTGTCTAATGAGGATCAAATGTTATTAGCAGAATTTTATAAAGATTATAAAAGTTATAGAGAGAATACTTCTGGTGGAATTATTGAAGGTGATTTTATTAAAAATTGGTTTCAAATACATAATGATTATAAATTAGATGAAGCAGATGGATTAATAGAAGTCTTTAATGAAAAGTTAAGTTTAGTAGATGAAAATATATTAGCTAATGAATTACAATCAAAAATGGAAATGGCAGCTATATCAGTGTTTGGTGTAAATATGGGAACAAATGTTGGTACTGGAATACTTAAAGAGCCAGCAGTAAAACCATTAATAGATGTTCCTTTGTTAAGACACTTTGTAGTAACAGATCAAGAAAAAGAACAATTACAAATGGATTCTATGGTAGAAGAATTATTAGATAGATTACCTCAATATATGGTAAGTTATTATTCAACTAGAGGAAAACCAATAACAAAAAAAGAATTAAAAATAAGAACTGGTAGAGAAATACAAAATGATATTAATGAAATTATTAAGTTTGCTCTTAGTGATCTTAATGGTGAAGGGTATAATTTCGAATAATATGGCTAAAGAATTAGTTAAATTTCCTATAATGGACACATACAGTGAATATCTTACTGAAGATGAAATTAGAACAGATGCAGTACATACAATACAAAATCGTTTGTATGGAATGAGTGAAGAAAATAGAAGAGAGATGGGAATTACTGAAGAATTTATGGATCAAAATAATTTGTTTCAAATGATTGATGATAAAACAATAAGATTTACTTATGATAAAAGTTCAGGAGTAGACAGACCATCTTATAGAATAAGAATAGATTATGATGGTGATGGTACTTTTTATGATTTATCTAATCCTAATGAAGAAACAAGTCTTTATGCTCCTTATGATTTTTCAGGTAGTTTACCAGATTACTTACAATTTACACCTGATAAATTAAGAACAGATGCATACATTGAAGAATGGTCAGAAGGATTTGTAGATAGAAAAAAACAATATGATAGAATTATAGGTGATGGTTTTTTATCAAGTTCTAGAAAACAACTTGCTGAGTTTACACAATTTAGTTTATTTAAAATAAAAAACGATATTCATAATTTAGGTAAAGAAGGTGCAGAAATAGTAGCAAACTTAATACCTGGCTTAGATTATAGTTATGATGATTGGGAAGAACAATCACAAAAAATACAAAAAAAAATTAACGAAGGTAATAGATTAGGAATTACTTATACTGATGGTCTTTATAATTTTGTTATAGAAAATGAAGAAGGTGGTATATTTTCTTCTGAAGCATATGAAAATATAAAAGGCGATCCTACAATAGGATATGGATTATCATTAAATAATGAAATGGTTATAAAAGAACTTACTGATAGAGGGTATAGTATTCAAAAATTAAAAAACAAAGAAGAAAAATTAAATAAAAAAGATGGTGAAGAAATTACAAGAATTAAAATAGATGAAGCAAGAACAATAGCAAAACAAAAAATGTCAAATTTAGATGTAGATATAAGTGGAGTTAAAAATTCACTTTTACAAATTGTACTTGGTGATATGCAATATCAAGGATTGCTTGGTCCAGCATTTACACAAGCATTATCTAATTATATGAAAACAGGTGATGAAAAATATATGGGTACATTTACTGCATATAATAATGATGGTACTGCTTTAAGAGCAGAAGATAGTGGATATGCAACAAGACCTGTTACAGTATTGCAAGAATTATATAATGATGGTTTAGCTGCTAGAGATGATAATAAAAAAGGAATATTTGTTCGTAATGATAGAAGGGCAAATCTTTTAATGGCGTGGGTTAAAGGTCAATATACAAATAATGTAGAGGAAAAATAATGCCTGAAGTTGGAGTTGGTGGTGGTCCATCATTTCGTACATATAAAGATATTAAACCTGTTGATAGAACAAGTGGTTTTCAAGATATTTATCAAGCTGGTGTAAATTTTGGTACTGGAGTTATAGATGAAAACATATTAACTCTTGGAGCATTACACGCTGTTAAAGCTATTAATAGTGAAACAAGTGTTTATGAATATGATCCTGATTATAATATATTTGCAGATCCACAATTAGATAATTTAAAAGATTACATTGGTAATTTTATGCATAGTAATAATGCAGACCATACTAAAGAATTAATAAAAAAATTTTATGATAAACAATCTAAAGTAGGTGGATCTCCAGCTTATATTATTGGTAGAATAATTGGTGGGTTATTAGATCCATCAAGTATATTTGCATTTACT